GTTCTTTTTGCAAGGCGACGACGCTACCCAGTTCCGTACCGAGTGGGAAGCAGCCGACCTGGCGGGCATTAACTTTAAATCGTTCTTATATAACCACGAATACACTCAGTTGTTCCAATAGTTTAATTGGTGTCGGGCCCTGGATCCAGGGCCCGCATCCTATTCAACTAAGGAGAGAGACCATGACACGGCAAGAGATTATAGATCTATTCGACAGCACTAACATCACACTAGTAGAGTTGTCCCGTATCTCGGGACGTTCAATAAAACAATTAAAAAGAATTCTTACGGAAACTAAGGAGAGAGACCATGACTAAAGAGCCTGATACATCCGGCTGGGTATTGCGCTTCATCGAGGGTGAAACCTTTAAGATGACGCCGGTTGCCCCACTCATACGCCGCTACCCCTCGGCAGCACCTACTCCAAGATCGACAACATACTGCGAATGTCACGGGGTATATCAAGACTGCGGGTATCAAGACCGGTGCCGGTAGCCTCGAGCTTGCTCGCTTCGCTCGCAAAAAATGTCAAGGGCGCAGGGCAAATTAGTTACTCGCTTCGCTCGTAAAAAAATGTCAAGGGCGCAGGGCAGATTAATTTATTCACCTGGAATACACTATACTTGTTGACTGCTTGTATGTACCGTGGTATCAAATAGGTGTTCTCAATTAGAAAAGGAAAGAACAATGAAAGTTAAATTTGTACTTGAAAGCAACATCGTGGTCGATATGACCGTGTCGTTGGGAGACTTGATTGTCTTAGATAAATTTTTAACTGATCACGGTGGAGAGTTGGGGAGGTGGTCTACCGAGATAAAACTCCACAAAGATATCCGTGCGGCGATCCGGAGTGCAGGCGATCGATTAGAAAATTGCGGTGTAAGTACCGCCAATCGTTTTGACGATGTGATCGAGTACAAAGTAACCAAAGAAAAAGCAAAGGAGGATGCATAGATCGAGGGGCTTCGGCCCCTCTTTCACCTCGAGCCCAGGCGTTGACGCGCCTGGGCTTTTTGCGTACCGGCCCAGCGCCTGGGCAAGCCTATAAAAAAAGAGCAGGGCGCAGGGCGCAGGGTTAAAATAAAAAGGGCGCAGGGCGCAGGGCAAGGGCGCAAGGTTAATTAATACTTGTATGCCCTGCACAATCTGCTAGTATTTAAGCATTCAACAATGGAAAGAAACAACATGAAAAACGGGATCATATACAACGGGCCCAGCCTCTTGGATGGTAAACCAATTGTCGTTATAGCGACCTATAGCGACCGCAATACTAAGACGGGCAAGGTGTTGCAAACTTACATTATCCGCTCGGATATCTCACCTTTAAACGCAAGTAAAACGGGCGCAGATTTTAGCATATGCGGCGACTGCAAATTCAGAGGCACACCGACGACCGACCCAGTGCGCAAGCAAGCGGTCAAGCGTGACTGCTACGTTAACCTCGGTCAAGGTCCAACAATCGTTTATAAATCATACATGCGCGGCGTATATCCGGCGGCGGATAACGTGGGCGACCGTGTGGACTTAGGCGCAGGGCGCGTGGTTCGTATTGGAACTTACGGCGACCCAGCGGCGGTTCCGTCCTGGATATGGGACCAACTCATTCGCCAATGCGAATCACACCTGGCATACTCGCATCAATCTGGATTCCGTCCAGATATCGCGATGCAAAGCGCAGATACCGAAGCGCAAGCGCTCGATCATTGGGACCGTGGCAACCGGACTTTCCGAGTAATCGCGGACCTTGGCGAGTTAATCAAAGGTAAAGAGATCCTATGCCCCGCCAGCAAGGAAGCAGGGCAGCGGGTCCAATGCAATGCCTGCAAATTATGCGGCGGGACCTCGGTCAAGTCGTCAAAATCAATCGCAATCGTGCAACACTAACCAATCGAGGGGACCAAGGGCCACGGCTCTCGGTCCCCTTTTCTTTTTGCCTGCGCAGGCGTACAGTAATAAAAGAATCAGGGCGCAGGGCGCAGGGCGCAAGACAATTTATCCACCAATAAAGGGCGCAGGGCGCAGAACAACTCAGGTACAGTGTCAACGCGCAGGGCGCAGGGCGCAAGGCACCCCAAATCAAGGACCATGGGCCCCTGATCACCCCCAAATAAAAGTATATCACGGTCCTTGGACCTCTTTACCAAGTAAAAACTCAGCCCTCCACGGGCATGGTATGCCATGTGCCAAGCGATTTGATGAGGCGAGATGTTGACCGCGTTTCCTTTGCTTACTTTTAACTCCAACCAAATCGGGATGCCGTCCCAGACAAGATGAACGTCGGGCACACCCCCTCCGTGCTTGTTTTCAATCCTTGTCGCGAACGTCTTCGGTGGTAGGTTCGATCGGATCGTGTTCCAAAAGTTTGCTTCCGGACCCTTGCTCATCAGGTGTTTCCTTCGGTGTTATATCAACCATGAACGCTTGCGGGTATTGGGCTTGCAACTTGGCAAGGCGAGCGGTGATCTCATCACGCGACAGTTGGTCAATGGTGTTGATGTTCTCTCGGCGATCGATGGTCAAACCTCCCAACGCGGAGCGTATCTTCTCAGCATTGATGGCGGCAGAAAACTGGTTGTTCTCCTCGGCCCCCACAGAGAGCTTGTGGAGGCGTTCAAGTTGACCAATGGTGGTCACCCCGTACCTGCGCACCCGCTCCTCCCGCATATCTTTGATGTAGTCTAGCACATGGGGGTAGTCTCGACCGTTCAACAAGATGGACGCTTGTTTAGCCGCAACATCCACAGAATACCCAGCCTTACGCGCACAGTCTGCGTTCGAGTATATACCCTCGACTATGTAACGTGCAAAAGTTGTCTGCCTGTTTGTCAGTGTTCGACCATGTTCTTCTTCAATTTTCTTCTTAGCAGATGGCATGGCGACCTCGTTGTTTCCTGTTAACAAGTTATACCAAAGTGAGTACGTTGGCAACGAGAACAAGGTCGCTGCTTTTCAGTCCTATATAGGCGTTTTCTTCCCAGAAGTGTACTCAGTGTACTCAAGTGTACTCAGGAGTGGGCTATACAAAGAAGGTGTTGAGTACGGTGAGTACACTGAGTACATCATATTCAAATGAAAAATAAAAATAAAAATAAAATCTGTGTAAAAAACGCCTATAGTGTAATCACTGTCATCGGGGGAAACTCACCCAAGATCCGTGGACCGAGGTCCAGTACCTGCAAAACAATTGTTTGACATACAAGTTTCCTGCAATTAGGGTACAAGTATCAACTAGATATTAACATCAACGAGGATTATTATGAAACTAGAACTTAAAGCAATCAAGCATACTGAGTGGGCAAGTGAAGAGACACATTGCTACCAAGCGTCTTTATTTGTGGACGGCAAGCCTGTTGCTATTGTGAGCAACGATGGGCACGGCGGATGCGATCGTGACTATGACCACCCTAAGTTCAAGGGTGACTACCGCGCTACGATGAAGGCGGTTCACGAGTATTTCAAATCATTACCGAATGAGCCTAGTGAGTGGAGTGAGGATGGTTTTGCTCAGTCATTAGAGGGTTGGTGCGGTGACCAAGTAAATGATTGGCTTTCTACGAGGGAACTCAAGCGCAAGATGAAGTCTTATGTTTTAATTCAACTCTTATCCAAGGAGGGTATTTACCAGACCAAGTACCACCCGACTACGACCAAGGGCGAATGGGTTATTAACAAGCAAGCGGGTGAGACTAGACGTATCTTAAACGATATGCCGTTTGACGAGGCTCTAACACTTTGGAGGGCAAGCGCATGATACTTTTACCCAACTCAACATATGTTGAACTCTACGCAACGATGGCGGAGGCTATTATGGTAGAGCATCAAGGTGACCTCATTGAACTTTATGAGCCTCCTGAGGAAGAGGGGGATGTGTGCTTCACTGAAGAGGCTCAAGATTTATTTGACGAGTACTGTAGTCTTGTTGAGGGTGTTCTTGCGGATGTTGGCATTGGTCAAGACTACGACCTTGCCGCAACTGAGAACATGGTTGCGGTGGCGATATGAACAATCCATTTATGTCAGACTTGGAGATGAACGTGTTGCAAGTTGCGATTGACCACATGGTTGAGCACCTTGAGGATCTTTGTGCAAATGACGAGGATGCAAGACGTTCTCTTGAGGCATTTGACACTAGGGGTGTCAACCTCACTCGGTTGGAAGCCGCCAAGCGGTTGAAGGAGAGGTTCGCATGACCCCTACAAAAACCATTGAGCTATTGACCAAGGAGTATGAAGCATGGTGCGCGGACGCTGAACAAGAGTTCAAGTGCATGGATGCGATGGAGTTGATCCATGAGTACGAGCTCACTCCCGAGCAATCCACATGGATCTATGATTTCATCAAGCGTTGGGATGGGATGTGGAATGACTTGGACGCACAGTATAATTCAAGTCACCTTCCACCTTATGAGACACGATGGTCCACGACTTTGGAATCGGCCAAGCGTGTGAAGGAGGCCATGAAATGAGTGCCTACTACAACGAGATCGATCCGTATGCCGCAGAATGGCTACGCAATTTAATCAAACAAGGCCACATCGCGGATGGTGTGGTCGATGATAGGAGCATCAGTGATGTCAGACCAGAAGAACTTTTTGAATTTACTCAGTGCCACTTCTTCGCAGGGATTGGCATCTGGAGCCACGCACTCAGGAGCGCAGGGTGGGCCGACGACCGACCTGTTTGGACCGGATCGTGCCCGTGTCAGCCTTTCAGCGGCGCAGGCAAAAGAGCAGGGACTTCTGACGAGCGGCATTTGTGGCCCCATTGGAACCACCTCATTCAAGAGTGTCGCCCTGCAACAATCTTTGGAGAGCAAGTTGCAAGCAAGGACGGCCTCGGTTGGCTCGACCTTGTACAAACTGACATGGAAGCAAAGGACTACGCCTTCGGGGCGTTCGATCTCAGCGCATCGGGGTTCGGCGCTCCGCACATCAGGCAACGCCTCTGGTTCGTGGCCGACACCGACAACGCGGGATCACAAGGGCGGATACCAAGGGGGCCGGATCAGGAACGGGAAGATCAGCACGGACACCTTGGACGTAACGGCTCAACTGACGGGGGGCTGGGCAACACCGACCTCCATGACGGGGGGCACGGGGATAGCACCCTCACATCTGACGGGCAAGCACGGGTGGAACACGGGAGCGCAAGCGCAACTGACGGCATGGAGCGAGGACCAAGCGGCAAGACTAACGGCCACTGGAAAGATGCTGACTGGCTCTTCTGCCGAGATGGCAAGTGGAGGCCAGTTGAACCCAGCACATGCCCGTTGGTTGATGGGGCTACCTCAAGGGTGGGACGATTGCGCGCCTACGGTAACGGCATCGTTCCTCAAGTCGCGCAAGGTTTAATCGAAAGCTACATGGAAACAAGGAAGGAAACATAATGGGACTAGACATGTATCTAACTGGGGACAAGTATGTTCCTGAGCATCAGGACAATTTACCGAGGGCCAAGGTCGATAGTTATCCTGTCGAGAGCCAACGATTAAAGATGGGATACTGGCGCAAGCATTGGGCTCTGCACAATTACATCAACGATAACTACTGCGAGGATGGTTCAGTTAAGATTGAATTGGAGTCGGACGATCTGCGTAAGATTGCTGATGCCGTGGAGCAAGGTGATTTGCTGGACGCAGGCTACCGAGAGGAGATCGATGCGTGGCACAAGGAGCCGGAGAAAGTAGCGGAGACCTTGAAGATGCTACGGGATGCAGCCGATTGGTTGGACAAGGAAGACAACACTTGGAAGTCTGTCGAATACTATGGGAGTTGGTGATGGAGGATTATGTGTTCGAGTTAAAGTTCAACCACAAGAAACTGCGACAGCTTCGGCATCGCATTGTTTCTGTGGTTAATCCTGCACGGCGTGTGTCTCAAACTGAGGTGGCAGATGCGATAGGTATATCTCAGTCGATGTTGTCTCGGTATGAGCGTGGACCCTTTTTTCCACCTCGTGATATATTGGAGCGTATAATTAAGTACTATGGTTCCAAGCGCACCAAGATGTCCGTTGATTTTTGGGAGAACGTGTAGTTATGGGACGTATGAAAGAAGATTATGTGTATGTTTATTATGTTTTAAACAAGCTGGATGAGATTGCTCAAGCGGATACCGATGAGATGATGACATCTCTTGTCGATTTTAGAGATGAGTTGATATATAATCTGGGTGTCAATCAAAGAGTTAAACAACAGGAGGAAACAAAAAATGTATAAGAGTTTATTAATAGGCTTAGTATGTGCCTCGTCCGCGGTCCACGCTGAGACATACAACGTCAAGGCGCATGTGGTGGATGTCCGCCCAGTGTACAGACAGGTTACTTTTTCTGATCCTGTTAACTCATGCCGCAATGTATCTGTCCCTATGTACGGGAGCCGCGGACCATCTAACCCGATCGACACTTTGTTCGGGGCTGTGCTTGGCGGCGCGATTGGCAACCAGTTTGGTAGCGGTGATGGACGAGATGCTATGACTGTGTTGGGTGCTATCTTCGGGGCTGATGTTGCACAGAACGGCAACCAACAGGTGGTCGGGTATCAGAACCAACAGAAGTGTGACACTAACTACGTCCGCAGAGTTGAGCGCGTCATCGATGGGTACGACACAACGTATTCATGGAATGGTTTGACGGGCGTGGCCCGAACTAAGAAGAAGTATAAGCGCGGCACACATATGCCAGTCAGGATATCATTTAACTAAGGAGTATATACTATGACTATGATTGCTAAAGTACCGGAAATACCTTTGATCACATGCCCCGAATGTTCGGGCGAGGGAACCATGGAGTTCGAGGTTCCAGTTCCCATGTCAAACTGCAACCCCTATGGCTACTTGGATTGCCAGACTATGGTCTGCGATAATTGCAATGGCGATGGCGAGATCGAGGGGTGGGACGATGACGATGAGTAAACCATTGAACCCTGCCCAGGATGCGGAGCTTAGATTTCTTCGCAACCAAGTTGATGGCAGAATTAATTCGTCACTCAGCAATGATCCACACTCGAATACAACTCAAGACTTGGATCGAGCGCGGCGTGAGCTTCAAACTTTTGTAGAGGGTTTGCGTCGTGATGGATACAATATCTGATAGATCCTACCAGCTTCGCCTCATTGCCCTTGGCATAAGGCGCGGCGTCCCCCCAGAAAAGATCGGCGCCGATATCCTAGATGCGGTGGCCGACTACCTTGATTGGTTAGAAGAAGAGTTGTGGATAGAAAATGAAAGACTACGAGATGAAGTACACCGAGCAAGAACTCGGGCAGGCGATGGCGAAGGTGGCGCCGTTGGAGAACAAGAGGATGATGGCTATATGCCGGCCGACACAGAGGCGTGGACCAGATATAGTTCTGACCGAAGACATGATCAGGTTCTATATGCTGCGGCTGATGAAGACCCGTCCACTCTGGACACTACCCATGCTACAGCGCCAGCTAAAGGTGAAGCAGTGCATGATAAAGACTTGGCTCATAGAGCTAAGAGGTCAGAAAAAAGTAATTAGGGAGAATGGCGAATGGAAAGTACTTTAGATACCACTAGGATGGAAGCTGTTGTGGAGATGAAATCATTTTCGGGCAGTGCGTTTGCGGTTAACTCTGCGGGTGAACAGATCTTTATCAACGCTCGGATCATGGGGCGCATGAACCTGAGAGAGGGGGGGTTGGTTACGGCTTATGTTCTACCCAACTATGAAGACAAGCGGCTCACTATTCCTTGGAGGGCGATGCGTGTTGATGTACCTCGTGACACCCCGCAGCAGACTTCGCCCGACACCAGGAAATTTGTTGAGACAGATAATGCAGCGTGGTCCTCGTCAGTAACTATGACACCCACCCTGGACAACGAGATCATGCGCCTACTATGGGCTGACACTGAGACGGGTAGACTTTGGACTGACAAGGAGGTGTCCGATAAAATTAGTGCCAATGCATCCACGACATTAGACACTGCATCTCCAGCCGAATGCCATCGAGCATGCACCAGGTTGTACGAACGTGCTGTTATCTGCCGAGTTGATTTCAGCACCGACCCTACGAGGATGGGGTCTTTGATAATGTGGGCGGCTACACTACGAGACTTTGAGGACTGACTTGCGTTTGGGTCACATACCTTGTAGAAGTAATCAACAGGTGACATACAAGGAGACCATCATGCAGAACGCACCTACCAAAGAAGCGCCTAAGTTTAGAAACGTGGCCGTCCTGTTAGAGGATCACGCTAAACTTCACACGTTAGCCGACGAGGAACAACGCTCGATGGCACGGCAGCTATCTGTCTTGATAAGAAAAGCCTATGATGAAGGCGGGAAAGATGTTACATAATACATACGGGATGGGGATCCCGTGTCCTCTGACTTGAGGGTTTTACTTTGAATGACAAGAAGCGAGGCGGGGTGTTGGACACTATCCGCCTCGTTTTACGTTTCAGCCAGTGCATTCCCCGTCATCTGCTTGGCATAGATAGGCTTCATCATCAAAGATAAAGTCCCCTTGCCTACTGACAAACTCTCCCAGCCCAGCGTATGTCCGGCTCTCATGGAAGTGACACTTCTTACCTATCTCTTTTGACCTACGGGTTTCCACGTCAGCCCACCACTGCATTCTATCGGGGTGTTCGCGCCACATCATAGCAAGCGTGGCCTCAGATTTAAGAAAGCAGCCATCGCAATTACCTTTGGGTGTCACACCATTGGGCCCGTATAAATTCAGTGTAAACTTCTGTGCGTTCCAGAACTCCATGACCGTAGCCTTAGTGGCGCCAGCATCGTTCAATGGATACCAGTTGTCCCATCGTTTTTCTTTAGACACCTTGATGCGACGGCCTTCATCCTTGCGGATGCCGATTGCTTGGGCCCAGGTCTTCCAACCTTGAGACACTAGGTATCTTTTAATTGTCTTTACTTTTAATTCTTGGGTACAGAACCGTCGATGCACATTGGGTAGTATCTTTGCGCTGGTCAGCATGGACTCGAACGGTTGGCCGGTACGACTGGCACTGTTATGGTTGACTATATCAAAGGTTACTTTACTATCACGCCGGTTATATTCTAGCCAAGTAATAGGAACGTTCCACCTTTCGCTGCACTCTTGTACAAAGTCCAGCGTCTCCGGCATCTCTCGACCAGTGTTGGCGAACAACACCTTGCACCTTTCGGGAAGACCGTCGTTCGCCTTTAGTATTTCGTGGAGCATGAACCCACTGGTCCTGCCCCCCGAAAAACTTATCAGTACATTTCCATCTGGTAGTCTATAGTGCATCAAAGAACTCTGGCGTTAGCTCGTCTTGATTAATCGCCGGCGCCATCAGGCTGATCTGCCTGCGTGTACGAAAGAACCCTTCATGATCTGGGTACTCTTCCATAAACATACGAGCATAGAACGCTGAGAAGTTATTGTTAATCTTAAACCCGACAGATGTATCGTAGTAGATGTCCTTCTCCCAGCGCACCCTCATTAACACACCATCGATCGAGTAGTTCTCATAGCCACGGTCAATCAATTCAAACGTGAACTGTGTTACCCACTGATAGACATCTGGATGTTCACTATGAAACTCTGCAAACTTTGCTTTGATCTGATCGTAACGACATTCGAAGTTATCTTTTAGGCTCATTTGATTTTCCTATCTTTGATTTACGAAGTCTCTCCGGTTCTTTACTATAGCCTCGGATCTGAGTTACGTTGTCCCGCTTCATGGACTTCAAGATTAGTGCAGAGATGTCCTCGTCTAGTCCCGTCTGCAAGGACAGCATCTTAGAACCAGTGTCCAGGTTCCTTAGTCCACGTTTATAATCAACCATAGTTTCTATTGCGGCATCGTGTTTTATTTCGCCGGCTTTAGTGTCAGCCATTCTCTAGCATCCTCTCCAAGAACTTTTGCACTGATATCAATCTTAGATCTAAGTGACTTAACGATACGCTCATCGAGTGTACCTTCACTAATTAGATCGACATAAGTGACAGGGTTTTTCTGACCGATTCGGTGTGCCCTGTCTTCGCTTTGGATACGAGTCTCCAAGTTGAAGTCATTGGCATAGTATACCACAAGATTAGCCTCGGTCAAAGTTAAGCCGTACCCTGCGGTAGCTGGATTCCCCACAAAAAACTTGAGAGGATGATTAGGATTCTGGAAGTTAGTAACAATATCCTGGCGCTCATCGTCGCCAGTGTCCCCGAAGTATGCGGCAGCGCATCCATCACCGAGGGTTCTGTTTAATGTAGCTGTGATTTCTTTTATGTCATGCCGGAACCTAGACCAGATGATCGCCTTGCCATCATGTTCGTCCATGATTTCTAGTAGCGCATCCATCCTGCGTGTTGGGAACGACAGCATCGTACCGTCGTCAGTCTTCAGATGACCTGACATAATTTGTTGTAGCCTTAGAAGCTGGGTGATTACTGCTGGTGCGGTGACCAACTCCCCGTTATCTAGTAGCAACAGAGCTTGCCGTTGGATGTCGTCATACATCTTCGCCTGTTCTGATGTCAGTGTAACGTATCTGGCAGTGTATGTTTTCTCCGGCAGGTCCAAGCAATCTTTCTTCAGCACCCGATAGCTGAACCGATCTATTCTTTCGGTCAACTCTTCTAGGTTCTTGTACCCCAGCACCTGTTGAAAGGCGTGGGCCCCCATAGTTCTGCGCTGAAGCACAGCATACCGACCTTGGAATGCATAGAAGGAATCATAACCCAACATCCCAGGGCCGAGGAACTCTGCCTGTGCATAGATATCCATAGGTGATTTAGTTATGGGTGATCCGGTCAGCAATCTTTTGTAGCGGAACCCTTCGGCAATCTTTATGAGTGCCTTGGTGCGCTTGGCCTTGCTATTCTTTATGGTTGTGGACTCATCAACAACTATCATGCCGTGTTGGCCCAAGTGTTTAGCCATCCACTTGCCTGCTGTTTGTCCTTTGCTTGTAGAAAACGCTTCAACATTCATAACAAAGATGGTAAGACCAGAGAATGGTTCCTTCACCGACTGCACCTCAGCCTGTTGCTTCTTGTTTCCGACTGACACCCACCGGATTATGCGATGCGGTACGTCATCCGACATGTGTTGAGGAATTTCTTTGGCTACCCAGTTACGATACACACCTTTCGGCGCGATGATTAAAGCGAAGTTAACTTTACCATCTACAAATAGCTGACCAAGGTTATCGATCAGCACCTTAGATTTACCAGTGCCCATCTCCATGAAGAAGCCGAAGGATGTTTTATCTCCGGCTGCGTCCAAGGAAGTCTTTTGGTGGTCATATGGTACGGTTTTAAATTTATAGTTGACAGTCATCTGTTTCCTCCTGTATCGTAGTTTTTGCACACCATTGCTTGTGTGTCAACCACAACTCTGAAGAGGGAATACTTATGAGTGATATATTTGAAGACATGTTTGACGAAGGCCAAGCTCTGGCTGATGTCACAGTAGGAACGGGGAAGGATCTATCCAACCTTGTACGAAAACTCCGCAACGTGGAGGACCAGATCGATGATGCTGAAGTGCATCTGAAGTCTTTGAAGGCTGAGAAACATAAGCTCTCAGTAGAAAACATACCAGCATTGATGGATGAAATGGGTGTTGAACGTCTCGATGTAGACGGGCTCACTGTCCAACGTAAGATGATGGTACATGCGTCTATCCCAGCCGCTAATAAAGAACAGGCGTTCGATTGGCTACGGGAAAACAATCTTGATGACATCATAAAGAATGACATCACTTGTTCCTTTGGTAAGGGCCAAGACAATCTGGCCGGAGATGTCGTTGGCATCCTTCGCGAGAAAGGTTTTGATCCTTCGACCAAGACCCACGTCCATCCCAGCACACTCAAGGCGTTCATCAAAGAACGTGTGACCGCAGGGAAACCAATCAACCTCGACATGTTCGGGGCATTCATAGCAAACGCAGCAGAAATCAAAAGGAAAACATAATGGGAAACGCAGTAGCAACGAAAAAAAATGCAGAGTTAAGCACAGATGTTTTGGATGATATCTTTGACAGTGCCGGCGAAGGTACAGTGTTTGACGCCAGCGAATTAGAGATACCTTTTATTCGTTTAGGTCAGCAACTATCCCCACAACTCAACAAGAAAAAGCCTGAGTACATCGAGGGTGCAGAACTGGGTAGCATTTATAACAATGTCACCAAGGAATACTGGGACGGTAGCACTGGTATAACAGTTATCCCCTGCTATCAGGTTACTAAGTATCTTGAGTTCGTACCTCGTGAGCAAGGTGGTGGTTACAAGGGAGAGATCAGCCCGTCCGATCCAATACTTCAGAAAACTAACCGTGTAGGCTCCAAGGAAATCTTACCGCATGGCAACGAACTGGTTAAGTCTGATCAACACTTTGTGTTAGTTCTTGGTGACGATGGGATGTTCCAACTCGCTGTGATCGACATGAAGTCTAGTGCCTTAAAGCACAGCCGTCGTTGGAAGACACAGATCGCTATGCAGAAGATCAAGCATCCTAAGACAGGAGCTATGGTTACGCCAGCCGTCTTCGCTACCATGTGGAAACTAACCTCCACTGAAGATAGCAATGACCAAGGTGACTGGGCCAACTGGTCTGTCGAGAAGGTCGGACTTGTATCTGATCGGGACATCTTGAAAGAAGCTAAGA